GGACAATAATGAGCTGCGGAACAATAATGAGGTCCGTTTTCATACAATCTACGAACCTCCTTTCCAAACTCTGCCTCAATTTCCGGAAGACTCGCCGCATTTTCAAATTGCATAATTCTAATTAGCCCGTCTGCTGTTCTTTGATAATATACATCTGTTCTTTTCATTTTCCCCTCCTTTTAGGTTTTAAGTATTCTTTAAGCAGGGACTCTATAAGCCCCTGCCAGGTTGATGGTTCAACTCCGATCATTGCGTTTTTGAAGAGCCGCGTTTTGATTTTCCGTTCCATATCGTCAGGGATACGAAATGATTTTATTTTCATGTCGGATTTTCGCATAATTCCTCTTTCCATTTAGTCATTTCCTCAAAATCACTGCCATTGATTAATGTGGTGATTAATTTATCCCTTTCAGGAGAGCAAAATTGCCGAGAAGGTGCGGATATGCTACCCAATCGACTAATAACTAAGACACACACACTCTCAGTATCCATGTTTTGCAATTCGTAACTGGCAATACGGGCAAATTGGAGTACGCCACAATCACCCCACCGGGGCAATCTTTCATTGTTGAATTGAGACGCCCAAAGGACTATAGCGCCCTCAATAGCAGTTGTTCGGGCCGTGTACCTCTCACTATATTCGATTATTGCATTATCCCATTCCTGTAAATTCATTACAACATCCCCCTTTTTGTTTTAGAGATCAAGAACGGTTGCCATGATCTCAAGTCTAATCCAAAGAGGCACAGTATGAATCCAACAATCAACAACTTGGTTGGACTCACTGTTTCCGTCAAGCTCGCATCCAAGGTGAATGTAGAATGTCATTTTGTGCCTCCTTTCTCCTGTGTTACATTCAACATAATTACATGATAGCATGCTGTCAAGTATTATTTCAAAAAAATATCAAAAAATATCTATACTACCTATACATACTATACGATCTATACGTGGTGACAGCCTCGTAAATGCGTGGTACGGAGAGTGTATTATGTGTAAACGACCAGCCGGAGGTGTATCTCTGCTAACACAGGAAAGACTAAATGATTTTGGTGGGGTGACAGGTGGCTAAGAAACGCAAGCAATACGATTGGGAGGCTATAGAGCGGGAATATCGCGCAGGTCAACTCTCAATATCTGAAATAGCCAGGCAGGGCGGCTGTAGTCGTGCAGCCGTTTATAAGGCAGCTAAAAAAAACAACTGGCAGCGTGACCTCACACATAGGGTAAGGCAAGCAACTAACACCAAGTTGGTGACAGATGAGGTTACGGGTGACACATATAACGAAACTACCGAAACCGAAATTGTTGAGACAGCAGCAAGCCGAGCTGTCGAAGTTGTTCGAAGTCACCGTACCCTAATCAGAGATACTATCCAACTCGCAACCAACCTAATCAACATGGCTCACTCTGAACAACTCGATATGATGGCGCATAGTCAATTGTTCCGCACTGTTTCGCAGGGTTTGGCGAAGGTTATCCCTTTGGAGAGGCAAGCGTTTAATTTGGATGAAAAAGACCCTAATCCTGGAGAGAATATAGAAAAAATCAATATCAACTTTGTATCACCGGGTAATGATAATGGAAATTAACGCCGACTTTCCAGAGAAGTTGCAGTTTCTATTTCAGCCAATGCGTTACAAAGTGGCGCGGGGGGGGCGTTATTCTGGAAAATCATGGGGGTTCGCAAGGGCGGTATTAATATTGGGTGCTATTCGCCCGATCAGAATTTTATGTACTCGTGAGGTTCAACGATCAATAGACGATTCAGTTCATACTCTCCTGAAAGATCAAATCAAGTTGTTGGGGTTGGATAGGAAGTATAGAGTTACAGATAAAAAAATATTTGGGAATAACGGAACGAAAATATTATATTCTGGATTACTCCAGCATACGATATTGTCAATAAAATCCTATGAGAATATAGATATATGTTGGGTCGAAGAAGGGCAGGCAGTTTCAGAAAAATCGTGGAAAATTCTTACGCCCACAATTCGTGGTAATGGTCCTTGGGGTGGAAAAAAACAATCCGAGATATGGGTGAGCTATAACCCTGATTTAGAGACAGACCCAACACACCAACGCTTTACTATCGATCCTCCTGAAAACTGCATTAATGTGTTGATGAATTATACTGACAACCCCTGGTTTGATGATGTTGGGGAAATGGAGCGGCAGGAATGTTACAGAAAAGATCCAGAAGGATACCCCAATATTTGGGAAGGGCGTTGCCGGCCGGCAGTTGAAGGGGCAATCTACTATAAGCAGATTGAACAAGCCGAATTAGAAAACCGTATATGCGATGTGCCGTATGATTCAATGCTCAAGGTTCATGTTGTTGTCGACATTGGGTTTAATGACGATACGAGCATCGGAATGTTCCAAAAGGTTTCCTCAGAGTATCGGCTTATAGACTACATCGAGGGACACCAGCAGACATGGGACGAATATAATACTGAGCTTCGGAAGCGTTCGTACAATTGGGGGAAAATGTGGTTGCCACATGATGGATATGCGAAACGCATAGAGGCCCACGGGAAAAGTTCAGCTATGATACTGCGAAAACTTGGGTGGGATGTTCCAAAAAAGGATGAAGTTAAGGACTTTTGGCTTGGTGTTGAAGAAGGTATCAAGCTGACACGTCTTAACTTTCACCGGTTAAAGATCGATAAGACAAGATGTGCTGCTTTTATCGAGCACATGAAACGATACCGAAGGCATATCAACCAGACGACAGAAGCAGCCGGCGCGCCTATCCACGATGACCACAGTCATGCTCCCGATATGCTAAGGGGTTTTATGGTCTGTGCATCTCAGATGCGGAATGAGGATGAGAGGCCGGTTTTTAAGCATACACCACCGCAACGCAGCGCATACGCATTATAATTTGAGACACTATGCCTAAATCAGACGTAACAGAATTTATCAAAGAAGCCTGCGAACGATTCAAAGAGTCGTATGACGCTGAATCTGGTAATCGTGAGTTAGGTAAGCGTGATTCGCTATATGAGAATGGCGAACAGTGGGAGCAAAAAGAACGCGCTGAACGAGCTAATCGTCCATGTGTAACGGTTAATAAGCTGGCCGGCACTATTAAGCAAATCACCGGAGATGTGCGGCAGAATCGCCCAAGGATTAAAGTTCGTCCTGCTGATAGTGTGTCAGATCCAATGATAGCTGAGATAATGACCGGTCTTATCCGGAATATCGAAAATATGAGTGACGCTGACGTTGCTTATGATGGCGGGTTGGAGTGCGCAGCCCGAAGTCATATAGGATATTGGCGTGTCAACATTGATTACGAGAGCGACGATATATTTGAAAAGGATCTCCAGATTGATCGCATCGTGAATCAATTTTCGGTGTATTACGATGAATCATCTGTTAAGGTGGATTATACAGATGCAGATTATTGTTTTGTAATAGAGGAAGTTGCACGGAAAAAGTTTGAAAAGAAATATCCAGATGCCGGGACTGACGAATGGGAGCAGGGAGAGGGCGAAGCCCGAAGTGGTTGGTTTGCGGCTGAGACTGTACGGGTTGCGGAGTATTGGTACAAAAAGCCGTATACCAAACATGTTTATGAGGTTATTGGCCCGGATGGTAAGCCGAAGGTGATAGAGATTGCCAAGCCTCGTGAGGAAGTCGTTCCAGATCTAACAACCGGTGAACCTCTACCGCATGTTATCGATGAAGGCGAGCAAGACAGTCAACCAATGCGGTTTATGCGCAAGCGGGACGTTGAATCCCATAAGATTATGTTTTGCAAGATAACCGGCAATGAGGTCATTGAGGAAGTTCAAGAATGGCCGGGCAAGTACATCCCCATTATTCCGTGTCTTGGTGACGAAGTATGGATTGAGGGCGAACGTATTTTGAGATCGGCAATACGTCACGCTATTGAGCCCCAGAAGCTATATAATTGGGCTCGGTCGAACAAGATGGAGACGATGGCACTTGATCCTAAACAGCCTTGGATTGCCACACCGGAACAAATTGCAGATTTTAAGGACCAGTGGGACCAAGCTTATGCAACTCCAATGCCGTATTTGCTTTATAACCATGTTCCAAACGTGCCACCACCACAACGACTTATTGGCTCAGTAGGCAACACAGCAGCCGACCAGGAGGCTATGATTGCCTCAGACGATATCAAGGCCACAACAAACCTATATGACGCATCCTTAGGCGCGAGA